TAACACCCCACGGCTCACCAAATGCTAGTTTGCCTACTCTACCACCAGTCCACATACTGTGTGTGCCTGTATCTTTTTGAATTTGAAGAATTGTCTTCCAAGAATCTATGTATGCTTCCGTTTCTTTAAGGTTGTTGTCAAAATGCAAACCTCCTTTAAATTGGTCTTTTTCAACAGGTCTTGTTCCACGCTTACCTTTTTCAACTCTGTCTGTTGCTGGAGTAAAATCCCAGAAAAACGAGTCAGGAAATTGTTTATCAAACTCAGGAACAAGAAAATCTTCATCATTAGTCCAGCCGCCTGTCATATTTGTTTCAGCACCATAATAAGGTTTCCCGCCTTTAATTATTGAATCAAGATATCCTTTAAGACCTGACCTTGCTCTCTTTGATGCTTCAATTTCCTTTTCGTGTTTTCTGAGGTCAGCACCCCACGCTTCTCTTACAAGTGCGGCTTCTTCTGGGCTACTTGCTGAAGAACGCTTTAACTCAAGTCCAGCGGTAGCACCAGCAGGTCCAGCAGTTCCAGTAGTTCCAGCATCTCCTAAAACACCAGCGGCTTCTTCTTCTGTCATTTCACCTTCAATAGTTGAACTTCCAAGAATAATGCTGTCACCAACATTTGATTTATTGCGGTCAATTCCGCTTTCCTTCATTAAATCCTCAACCTTTTTAAGAGACAGACCAAACCGTTTTGCTACCTTTGCGGCTGTGTCTCCTTTCTCAAGGTCATATCTGAGATTGCCGTCATCGCCAGCATAAGCACCTTGCTCAATTCTTCTTTGAATTCTTGCTCTTTGACCTTCAGCAGACCTAGGGTCAACATACTTAGGTTCAGGTGCAGGAAGTCCTTCAGGAGCGGCTGGAGCAGAAGCGGAAGACTCAGGAGGAGGAAGTGCATCAGCAGTTGAAGGCGTGTTTATTGTCTTAAACCATTGCTCAGGAGACATTCCATTTGATTCTGCATCTTTCTGAAGTTGCTTGTAGAACTCAGGAGCAGACACTCCGTATTCTTTAACAGCCTTTGTGAATTCAGCCTCACTAATCCCAAGAGACCTAGCATAAGCCTGAACGCTGATATCGGTTTTTCCTGCTGGCTTAGAAGTAGGCTTTGCCTCTGCCGCCTTAGACGGAGGAGGAGGTAGTGCTTCTGGGGTTCTAACAACAGGTGCTGGAGCAGGGGCTGGGGCTGGAGCGGGAGGGGGCAGGGGAATAACAGGTACAGGTGCAGGAGCAGGTACAGGTGCAGGTACAGGTGCAGTAACTACAGGAGCAGGTGCAGACGGAGGAGGAGGGAGTGCCGCTGGTACAGGTGCTGGAGCAGGGACTGAGGCTGAAGGAGGTGGAGGTACAACTACAGGTGCTGGAGCAGACGGAGCAACAGCAGTTGGAATTGAATCAGGAAGCATATCACTAGGATATTCTTGATTAACCTCAACAAGGACAAGACCACGCTTTGTATTTACAAATCTGGCAATTGGACCTCTATTTATATTAGAAGAAGAAGAAGGAGGTGGAATTGTAACAGCAACAGGTTTACCACTTGCATCTGTAACAACTGTCTTTGTACCTAGGAAGTCCTTAGTTGTCATTCCAGAACGCTCTACATCACCAGCGTATGGCGTTGCTCCAGAAAGTTCAGCGGTTAGTTTTTCCTGAAGAGCGTAAATCTGGTCAAGGACACCACCTCTTATTTGGTAAGATTGCTCAGGACTAAGCCCTTCAAACGCACCGTCAGCGGCATTATTTTTGACATCTTCAAGCCAGTTGTAAATTGCGTCATTGTCGTCTCCTGTGAACCCAGCCTTTCTTGCATTAGAAAGTTGTTCTCTGAATGCATTATAGTTTTCTATCCCGCTGATGTTTGGATTCCATTTGGTTCTAGCAATTGCTGGCTTTTTTCCAACCAGTCTATTGTTACCCATTTCCGTTTCGCCTTGACCAATGTCTCGTCTTAACTGGTTTACTCGCATCGTATCGTACATCTTGATGGAGTTACCGAAGTCATTGAATGCAACTTCAGCACCAGCAAGAAGTCCTAACTTTTTAGGAAGAGCAAGTTCAGGAATCTTCTTAAGTTTTTCAATCTGAGGAAGAAGAATCTGGTCAGCGTACTTAGCGTACTCAGGGTCTTTACTAAGCATCCCGTAGTAACCTTGAAGTTGCTGTGCCATCTGTCCAGCCTTGGCGTTAACCAAATCTGCTTTTCCTTGGTTTTCGTTGTAGGTAGCAATCCCGTTAGCAAGAGCATTGCCAAAGTTCTGCAATCCAGATTGTGAAAATTGACCTATCTGAGCACCAGCCTGAATAATTCCCTGAACTGGCTGGATTCCATTTTGATATTGAGAAAAAGATGAAGCCATAAATTATGAAGCAAGGTTAGCGTTTTCAAGATATCCTTTACCAAGAGAACCAGCCATACCCATAAGCCCAGCAGACCAACCTGCTTGAGCCTGTTGATTAGCGATTGCTGTTTGAGTGTTGTTGGACTGGTTAGCACCATAGATTCCAGCGTTGTACTGAGATTCAGGTGTAAACAATTTAGCACCAAGTCCACCATAAAGAGTGCCAGCACCTTGAACTAAAGAAACAGGTGACATCTGGTTAAGTGATGCCATAAGAGGTTGACCGTACATAGCATTAGCCGACTGGGTTTGAGCCAATCCAGCCGCATACATCCCTCCACCAAACTGTCTAGCCCTATCTTCACGGGCTTGACCAAGTTGATAAGAGTTCATAACTTCTTGAGCAACAGCCTGATTGCCAGAAAGACCTCTAGCCGCCATAGCCTGTCTAGCAGATTGCTGGGCGAACTGTTCCATCTGAGGGGTAAGCCCACGACCAGCATTAAGGTCGTTCATAGCAGATTGTTGCATAGATGCATAAATGCCCCTTGTACCTGAGTCAAGAGATTGCTGGTAGTTCTGCATAGCCGTTTGACCAACCTGATTATAGATACCGCCCTGCATTCCAAGATAATCGCTCTGAAGCCCACCAGACATCCTTCCTGCCTCACCGTACAGGCTTCCAAGACTTCCAAGAGAACCACTAAGTCCTTGTTGTTGCAAGCGTTGATATTGAGGTGTGTATTGACCTTCTAAACCAATAAGGTCACCTTGAATCTGTCCTTGTGAACGCAAAGCATCTTGCATTTCTCCAAGGTAAGAGCGTTGTGCTGGTGCTTTTATGTTTTTAGGTTTAGATAATGCTCCAGCCGCAGTTCCAGCAAGCGAAGACCACGCCAATACTTCTAGTCCTGTTCCCATATTAGTTAATTCCTTTCAAGAGGTTCATATATTTGTTAGTTAAAAGTTTTGGTTTTCCAAATTGTATTCCATATTTGTCTTGGTTTTCCCAGTTAGGAAATCTGGTGTTAAATTGAGACATAAGGTCTTTTCTTCCTTGAGCATTTAGTGCTATCCAATCCATAACGCAAAGGTCACTAGAAGCCTCTGGAAGGTCTAAATCCGCATCGCTGGGAAGAAGGCTAATTATATCTCCTGTGTTCTTGTTTGGCAAAGGATAGGCTACACCTACTCCATTAATCTTACTATCTGTTAATGATACAAATAAATATTTCTTACTAAATGCCCAGACTATGTAATTTTCTAGGCATTCTGACTCCCAAGCAAAACACTCCCTACGACCCTTTAAACGGTTCGTGCGGATAAATGCTATGATGAAATCAAAAAACATTAAGCAGTTTTATATTTATAGATTTTTAAAGTAGAAGAAACAATTGGGGTTGATGGGTATCCAGCAAAAATACCAACAGTCGAAGAAAACATTTTTTGCCCCACAGAAGCGGTTGTGCAGGTATCAAAAACTACATTATTACTAGTTAAAGCGGTAGAAACTTGTTCACTCCAAGTCACTACTCTACTTTGTACTCCATTGTAAGAAATGCTTACAGATGTTGAAAAAGCAGAAAAACGCTCTGCTGATTTATATGTTCCTGTAAAAGCAGTTTCTGAACTATATCTAATGCCATATCCAAATGGAACGCCAACACCAGCCCCAGTAACAGTATCATTGCTATAATTAAATCTTAATTCAAAAACCCAAACTTCTCCAACAGGTTTTGTAAATGGCAATGATGACCAAATTGCTGCAAAATTTCCAGTAACAGTAGAAGTATATGGAGGAATTGTTTCTTCTGTTATTTCAGTAAGAACATAACCTACAGTTCCGTTAACTTGCAATGTGCCTTTAAAGTTTGCTACACCGTTACTTGAAAATGAACCACTAGCCTCAATGTTACTGTTTGTAAAAATATTTTCACATACAAGATTTCCATTAACAGAAACAGAAGCCTTTTTTGTATATGAACAAGTACCGCTATTTAATGTTGTAGGAGTATTAAGTACATATATAAATTCATCAGCAGTAACAGAAGAAATTCTAAATGTACCAGAATAGGCTGGAACTGTTGCAGAAACTAAAACAATTGCATTAGCAAGCAAACCGTGTGCAGTAGAAAATACCGTTACATTAATACCGTCAGAGGAAGAAAAAGACTTGCTATTAACAATTGTTTTATCTGTTGATGTTAATTGAAGGTCATCACCAGTAAGAGTGTTAACTGTATTAGTTATTACAGTACCAAATGTTGCATTAAGTCCACTATTTAAAACATCAGAGACATTAGCCTCACGGAGAGCCGTTGCCGACAAATCGTACAAAAGCACGGAGTCGTTAGATGCAACTGTATTTGCTGTTATATTTGCTTGGTCGGTAATAGCACCCACAGAAAGTACTGCGGAATCGACTAGTTGATTGAGACGAGCACCAGTAACCTGTTGTCCGTCTGTAAAGGTATCTCCTTTAGATAATTGAGCCATAGTTATTGTTTAGATGTGTTGTTTTGTTTTTGCATAGTTGCGTACACATAAGCAGACCTTATCGATGGTCTTAAATTTGTAGATGTATATTGAACTTGCAATCCTGTTCCTATTTTTCTTATAGGAATTCTTCTTGCCGTGTCTTCGGTGAACTCAGAACCAAATGTATCAATGTTTGTTACGGTGTCTGGGTTAAATGTTTCTGCTGTTGTTAGCACTTGAGAACCAGCATCGCATACAATTTCTGTTTCTATTGTGCTATACCTTTTGTCTCCAATGCTGTTAAACGAATAACGCCTTGTTTTCAAAATTGAGTTAACAGCATTTTGCGGAAAAGATGATGTAGTTAGCGTTGAAGGAAGATAAAAAGGAAGAATTGGAGTACCAGCATTAGGGTCTCCAACTGCCCAGTCTTGATACTCATCCCAATTAAGTTGTTCCATTAAGAAAACACCTTGGTCTGTATCAATACCAAATAAACGCCTTTTATTGTCTTTTTTAGCAATTACAAACGCAAAGATATCAAATCCAGCAGGGTATGTGTCAACTGACTCCCATTGTTTTAATATAAAATTATATACCAAAACAGCGTTATTATCGACAGAGGAATCAAGCGGAACGGCAAGATAGTACCTATTGTTCCAGTAGGTTGCAACAGCACGGTGAGCGTAAGTACGGTTAATTCGTTGGATAACATCATCAATAGGGGATGAAATAGGGTCAGCCATTGTGAGCAACTTCATAGACTCCGCAGAGGCTGGTTGAGGTTGCAGGAAGTAAACTCCGTTATCTGAAAGGAAGAAAACGCCACCACCAGCCTGTACAACAGACTTTCTGGCAGAACAACCGATATCCGTTGCAAGCGTTTTTATGTAAGATGTAGCCGAAAGACCATTTCCTGTAGCATATCTGTCATCTCCTACATTGATGTAAAATATACTGTTACGCATAAACACCAAGAACTCATTAAGCGTCCACGGAGCAACTCCAACAACTTGGTCATTGCTACCGCTGTTTATAGTAAAAGCATCAACAGCATCCCAATTGTAAAAATCTAAAAAGTTACTAACAGAAACAGTATCGTAGTCTCTTTCAGTAGTTGTTACTGTGTGGTGCGAACCAAGTGCAATCATACGATTTGCATAATAAAGCAAACCTGTTGAACTTGGGAATTCGTGTCCAGTACCTGCCGATGAAGGAAGTGCTGTTATTGTTACAGTTGTAACATCCCACTCCAATGGACGCTTGGCTCTTCCACGGCTTATGTAAACCTTATCCATAGCCGCTACGACATCGCATCCATCTTGAGTGGTAATCGTTTCTCCTGCTGGGAAACTAATCTTAGCAGACAGCGTTTCGGTTTGTGGATGGTATTTATACAAGCCGTCAGTAACAACGCAGATTATAATTTCCTG